ACGCTTCGTATGAACCGTGAGCGCCATGCGCAGCAGATGGAGATGCAAAGAGCCGCAAAGAAACAGGCAGGTCCGAAAAAGGAGCCCAATAAGTGATCAGCCAATTCGCAGATGCTCTGAAGAAGCAGCTGCGCGCAGACATGAACAACTACACGGATGACCTCGCCAACGGGGTCTGCCGCGACTTTGAGAGTTACAAGTATCTCTGTGGGGTGATTCAGGGTCTAGCCCTTGCGGAGCGGTACGTCAAAGACCTTGCCGACAGAGCGGAGAACGCAGATGAGTGAAGTACTGGCCGTAGAACAGCAGCGGGAGGAAGTGGAGAAAGCACGGCAGCTACCTGTGCCCAAGGGTTACAAAATCCTGTGCATGGTGCCGCGTGTGGACGAGCGTTACGACAACGGCATTCTGAAGGCCGATACCACGGTCACTGTCGAAGAGCACAGCACGTTGGTGCTTTTTGTGGTGAAGCTGGGAGATATGGCCTACAGCGACAAAGACCGTTTCCCGACGGGGCCTTGGTGCCAAGAAGGTGACTTTGTGCTTGTCCGCGCTTACTCCGGTACGCGCATCAAGATTCACGGGCAGGAGTTTCGCATCATCAACGACGATACTGTCGACGCGGTCGTGCAAGACCCGCGCGGTATCACTCGCGCTTAGGAGGTAGGCAATGGACGAGTTCAAGTTCCCTGACGAGATTGAGCAGGATCAAAAGGTTGAAGTAAACGCCGAGGGCAGTGATGTCGTGATCGACATTGTGGACGATGCCCCGCCCGAAGACCGCAACCGCAAACCTCTGGCGCATGACCCGGAAGATGCCAATGACGAGGAGCTGGCGCAGTACAGCTCGAATGTGCAAAGGCGCATCAAGGAGCTGAGCCACGCACGCCATGATGAACGGCGCGCCAAAGAGGCGGCTCTGCGTGAGCGAGAGGAGCTGGAACGGTACGCCTCGCAGTTGGTGAATGAGAACAACCGGCTGAAGAAGTATGTGCACGATGGTGAGCAGGTCTATGCGGGTACGCTGAAGACCGCCGCTGAAGCCGAGCTGGCGATGGCAAAACAGCAGTTCAAAGAAGCGCATGAAGCGTTTGACGCGGATGCCATTATTGAAGCGCAGCAAGCACTTACTTCTGCGCAAATGAAGCTGGAGCGGGCGTCAAGTTTTCGCCCGACGACTTTGCAGCAAGAAGAAACTGTGGTACAACCGCAGCGTATCGAGCAGGCACCGCCCCAAGTCGATGAGAAAACCCAGCGTTGGCAGGCACGCAACACTTGGTTTGGGCCGGATGACGAGATGACCGCCGTCGCACTGGTCGCACATAAGCAGTTGGTCGCTTCGGGCGTAGACCCGCGCAGTGATGAATACTTCGCGCAGATTGATGCGCGCATGAGGAAGCGGTTCCCGGATCGGTTTGAAGGGACCCGTAGCCAATCCGAACCTCAACAAAGGAAAGCAGCGAACGTTGTAGCACCCGCCAGCAGAACCACGGGAGCAAAGAAGGTCACTCTCTCGACGTCGCAAGTGGCGATTGCCAAACGACTCGGAGTTCCGTTGGAAGTGTACGCAAAGCAAGTAGCTCTTCAGGAGGCTCAGTAATGGCTGAAAATCGTCTGGCTCGTGAAACCGCATCGCGTGAAACCGAGCAGCGCTCAATGGACTGGGCACCGCCCCAGCTCCTTCCGCAACCTGACCCTCGCCCGGGTTGGGTGCACCGGTACATTCGTATCAGCATGGTAGGCCAAGCTGATCCCACGAACGTTTCCGCAAAGTTTCGAGAAGGATGGGAGCCCGTTCGCGCGGCTGACTATCCTGAGCTGCAGTACATGGGAAGTACCGATCCCAACAGTCGATACAAAGACAACGTGGAGATCGGAGGACTGCTGCTTTGCAAGGCTCCAGAGCGTAAGGTCAGACAGCGTAATGAGTATTACCAGAAGCAGTCTGACGGGCAGCTTAGCGCTGTGGACAACAATTTGATGCGCCTCAACGATGCGCGGATGCCGCTCTTCAACGAGAAGAAGTCGGCAACCACGTTCGGTCGAGGCGGCAACTAACCTTCAGGAGTCTTAAATGGCATACCCTGTTGTTTCTGCGCCCTACGGGCTGCAAGCACGAAACGAACTCGGTGGTCTGCCGTATGCTGGGTCGACTCGGATGCTTCCGATTGCGACTGGCTACAGCACCAGCCTGTTCTACGGCGACATTGTCCAGCTGTCGGCTGGCACCATCGTTGCCAACTCGTACACCCCGGCCACGTCGCCCACGACCCCCATCGCTGGCACCATCGGCGTGTTCGTTGGTTGCGAGTACACCAACCCCGGTACCAACCAGCGTATCCGTGCCCAGTACTGGCCTGCCAGCACCGTGGCGCAAGATGCCGTTGCGTATGTGATCGACGATCCTCGCGTCGTGTTCAAGGCCGCTGTAGGCTCGCAAGCCACTTCCAGCCTGTCGAACACCTCGTCGGGTCTGGGTTACGTCTCGCCCAACTTCATCGGCACCAACATGTACCCGCTCTCGGGCACGACCGGTTCGACCGTGACTGGCGACTCGGCTCTGTCGCTGTCGGGCGGTGTGGTGACCAACGGCACCGGTAACACTCGTGTTACTGCCGCTGCTCCCTTCCGTGTGGTGGGTGTGGTCCCGGATACGGCTGTGACCGTGACTGGTACGGCCAGCACTTCTGGTTCCAGCACGACTGTGACGCTTGCCGCGTCGATCACGGGTCTGCAGGCGGGCATGCAGCTGATTGCCCCGTCGGGCACCGGTTCGCTGGCTGGCAACTACATCACCGTGACCAACGTGAATGGCACGACCGTCACTGTGTCGAGCGCTGTTACTCTGGCCAGTGGCACTGCCGTGACCTTCGTGGGTTACCCGGAAGTGCTGGTGGTGTGGAACGGCAACTTCCACAGCTACAACAACACCACTGGCGTCTGATAGGAGTCTGACAAATGGCAATTTCACGCGCACAACTGCTGAAAGAGCTGCTCCCCGGTCTGAACGCCCTGTTCGGTCTGGAGTACGCTCGCTACGGCGAAGAGCACAAGGAAATCTACGAGACCGAGACTTCGGAACGTAGCTTCGAGGAAGAAACCAAGCTGTCGGGCTTCAGCGCCGCTCCGGTGAAGAACGAAGGCCAAGCGATTGCGTACGACAATGCGCAAGAAGCGTGGACCGCTCGTTACAACCACGAGACGATTGCGCAGGGGTTCTCGCTGACGGAAGAAGCCATCGAAGACAACCTGTACGACAGCCTGTCGGCGCGCTACACCAAGGCGCTGGCCCGGTCTATGGCGTACACCAAGCAGGTGAAGGCGGCGTCGATCCTGAACAACGGATTCTCGTCGACCTACGTCGGTGGGGACGGCGTCTCGCTGTTCTCGACGGCCCACCCGCTGGTTAGCGGCGGCACTAACGCCAACACGCCCACCACCCAAGCTGACCTGAATGAGACCTCGCTTGAGGCCGCTGTCATCCAGATCGCTGCTTGGACTGATGAGCGTAGTCTGCTGATCGCTGCGCGCCCGCGCAAGCTGATCGTGCCCCCGGCCCTCCAGTTCGTCGCTACCCGCCTGTTGGAGACCTCGCTGCGCGTCGGTACCAATAACAACGACGTCAACGCGATCAACAACAACGGGTCGATCCCGGAAGGCTATGCGATCAACCACTTCCTGACTGATCCGAACGCGTGGTTCCTGACCACTGACGTGCCGAACGGTCTGAAGCACTTTGTTCGCACCCCGCTGCAAAACAGCATGGACGGTGACTTCGATACCGGCAACGTGCGGTACAAGGCCCGCGAACGTTACTCGTTCGGCTGGTCTGACCCGCTCGGTATCTGGGGCTCGGCTGGCTCGTTCTAAGCGGCACGGCTGCACCACGCAGCAGGGGGGCTTCGGCCCCCCTTTTTTATTTTCCGTCCATGCTTGACTTCTGTTGCGGGGCGTGTACGCTTGATGTGTCTGGAACACTTACCCGTACCGGACTGGTCCAGCAGACGATGCAACGATTGGTACGGGGACTCTTGCATGAGGAATACAATTCATGGCTCGCTCCACGTTTGACGGCCCCATTCTGGCCGGTAGCAACCGTTTTGGCCCCCTGCGTAACGTCGGTTACTCGGTCATGGC